CAATCCTCTCTCGGTATCAGAATTGTCCAAAGCTTGATCTCTAGTTTCCCTATAAGTTATTAGAACAATTCCACCACAGTATTTACATGGCACTGGTTTTCCAGCTTGGGCAAATGGACTATTGTACATGTAGTTCATTGGTTGATCAGATTTACACTCGGAACACGTTCCTATAACATCATCTGGATTATTAATATTATTTGTCATTTATTGTTTTCTTTTTTATTTTTATACGCAAATCTTATTGGAGATGGATTTGATACTTCTGTTCCTTCAACAAATTTATTTCCTATTGTAATCCATTTCTTTTTTTTCTCTAAATGACAGTCACCACATCCAACCCCAACTGCATTAGCTCTTTCGCATGTATATGGTCTACCCCCAATGCCCAATTGTCTTCTTTTGATCCAATCATTTATGTGACTTGTTGATTTTTCGTAGTTAAAATCATCACACAAACCAAGGATACTATATAAAAATTTAATTGAATCTTCACTATAAGTTAATATAGAACACAGAAAAAGTCTAGATTCATGATCTAATTTACCAGTTCTTTTAGCGCTCTCTATATGCCTATTTATTGCAGAACAATTTTTTAATAATTCTTTTTCTGTAAAAATTTTTTCTGTTGTTTTTAAAGTTTTAAAGGCCGAGGATCCTTTTTTATTAAAATAATCTAAAAAATCTTTTGATTTTTGTTTATCAATTTCCATATCATATGTAAAGTCTCTAAACCATTCGTTGGCCCTTAAATCAAAAACCTGTTCTTCAACCGCATTATTTGACTTTGTTTTGCAATACAATTTAATATCTTTCAAACTAGAAAATAATATATTTTTTGGTATTAAGTTTTTATATAAACCAGTTTCTTGATGCTTGGATCCTGGATATCTCCACATTCTTCTGGCATCATATACGCTAAAATCTATTGATTCTATATTTAGATTTGATTTAATCTTACTTGCGATATACCTAAAAATATTTGGTAAAGCGTTAGATGGATTTATTCCAAGTGCTATTGATTCACACTCAATATGAAAACCTTTTTTGCCAGTAAAATATACTAATAAAGATTTTTTGGGTATATATTTTTCTAAATATAAATATAATACTTTACATTCTTCCCAAGATTTATTTGGATCAGAATTATCTAAGTCAAAATATAATGATCCAAGCCTTATCGCCTTATCTATATCCAAAGAGTTATAATGCCAAACAGAGGTGTATATACCAACATTATCATACTTTTCACAGTATTTTTCCATATCATATATAGAAGTAAATCTTGGGTTTTCTCCATCTTTATCTCTGATAATTCTAGATAGAGATGGAACATACTTTGCTGTTTCAACAAGATTCCATGAACTTAGGTATCTTGTTGGGTCAGATGGAATTTTCATAATATCTTTTTTTTATTTTCTATATTATTTATATTACAAATTATTATTTTATTATCATTATTCATTAAATTACTGTTTGCTCTATAGTAAACAGATTCTGATATAAGATATTCTAAACAATTTAGAAGGTAATTTCTTCTTCTAATTCTTTTTTCCGGTTCCATCTTTTCTCCATATTGGATTTATCAAATCGCTATCTTCTATTATACTATGTATTTTTGATGCGATGTTATCCGCAATGTGAACAATATAATCTAAATAAGTTATAGGATATGTTTCTGGGACTGGTGACCATGGACCCAAATGACATCTAACCAATCTAAGTATTGATTGAACAATATCTTCTGATAGGTACAGAGTAGAAGATTCTGATTCTGAAGAAAATTGTTTGTCAGTTTTTTGACAATTAGAAATAAATTTTCCAACTGTATAGGGGTGCATTGGATCATATTCAAACTTATTCGAATCCATATTTTTTACGCCCTTACAAACGTCGTGTATGAGGCATGCTGATATAACTATATCTTTTTCTTCCAAAGAAAGATTGTAAGATTCGCAAAGAAGATTTGCTATTCTAACTACTCTTTTAGTATGAAGAACATTTCCGCCCTCGCCGTGCTCGTCCGCCGGGTGATACTTTCCACTAAAACTTGATGGTATTTTCCAGAATGAATCAGCTTTTATTAGTATAGATCTAACAAAAGATTTTATACTTTCATCATTAATTAAATTAATTTCATTTAAAATGGAATCTAAAATTTCGTTTTCAGAAGATAGTGAACTATGTTCTTTTTCACTTATTAAGATATCATCTAGTATTGATTTAGTCATTATTTTTATCCTTTTTCCATCCATCCCATTTTGAACACGGTGTATCAAAAGGGCATTTTTTACAGTATGATATAAGTCCTCTTTTGGGAGCAAATATTTCGGTATTTAATAACTTTTCATGCCACAGTTCTAAATTATTTATGTCAGAATCTGTAACTATAAACTCAGAAAAATTTAAATTTTGGCTCATTAAATCTATAATTCCAAACTTTACTTCAGACATTCTTTCCGGATGTCTAGTTTCAAAACCTTTATACTGAACAGCAAAATCTATCTTATATTGATCTCTATTACTTTGTTTATAATTAAACATTAATTTAATAACATAAAAAATTTTATCTTTATATAAAATAACATCAAAAGTATCTGATATATTATTTCCATTTTTTCCTGGAATAAAATAATCATCAGCTATTGCTACAGGAATATAATTTGAATCACTATATTTTTCGTAGAACATTAACAACGATGCAGCTGCTTTTGATGTTAGGCTTGACATGTTTCCATACGCTGTTTCGTGTTGTTCTGTAACAATGTCATACGAAGTTATGCCCTTAGGAAACCACATTTTTTCCCACCTATTCAATAAAGCTGAATACGAAGGTACAATTCCAGATTGTTTTTTAAAGAAGAAAAAATAAATAATATTTTTTATAGTATTTTCAAATTTATTTGTATAAATATCTCTTGAATATATTTTTTCTGCGGCCTTTTCAACATGCCTATAATCATATAGTCTTTCACATATTTGAAAATCTTTAAGACCATTTACTGTAATGTTTGACATTAATGAAAATCCTTACCACTTAATAGCTCATCAAGTAGTGAGTCGGATGAAGTGTATGAATTATCTGTTACTGGTTCATATTCTTCATATGTTTTTTTATAATCTATATATTTAACCAATGGTGGATCGTGCAGAAATGAAGATCCAGTGATTCTGTTTTTGGGTATCTGGAGCTGCATAATATTTTCATCTTCCGTCTCATCATCTGTTGCTAGTCTTTTTTCGGTTAAGAATATAGTAACCGCACATTTTTGTTGAATAGTTAATGATCCACCAGTATCAGACTGCTGAACCACTTCGCGTTTTTCTTTCATTCTATTTGCGTTTTCTTGTGCCGTGATGATAAGTGCGCAATTCATATCTCTAGCTAATTTTTCTAAACGAACCATCATCTCTTCAAATTCACCCCATCTTGGCTTACCCTTGCCCCTAGTAAACATAGATTGTATGGTGTCAATTATAACAATGTCTGGCATCATAGAATTTTGTCCTATTATATCTCTTAGCCAAAATTCTAGGTCTTCAAAATATGGAGTATCCGGATCATGTCTAACCATCAATCTGTTTCCCCAGCTAGAAAGTTTTGTTTTAAATATTTCTAAATATTTAGATTTTTCTTCTTCAGACCATTTAGATAGTTCTAAGTATACGTTTTTTTCTATTATCTGCGTCATTAGAATTCTTTCCCAATGCCCAATAGCCTCTTCAAAATTTATATAAAGAACTCTATACCCATTGTCTAGCCAGTTATTTGCTAGGCATTTTGCAAATGTGCTTTTACCCTTTCCTGAAGCGGCTATTATTGCATGGACTGCGCCTCTAAAGAAACCACCATCATCCGTATATCCCATGGCTCTATTAAGAGCTTTAAACTGTGTTGGCAAGAAGTTTGGAATATCCAATAGAGAATCAACCCTATCAATTATATCAAGACCAGTTATTACTTTATCTAGAGGGTTGTATTTAATTTGATTTTCTAGTTCTCTGATCTCTGATGTAAGAGTTTGAACTCGCGCAATATCTTCTTCGGTTTTAAGACCTTTTTGGGTAAGAATATTTTGTAGTTCTTGCAAATAATTAATTTGTTTTCTTTTGTTTGCCTTATGTCTAATTAATTCTGTTATAGCGTCAGGACTAGATAATTCTATTGAATTAAGAATATCTAACATTATTGTAATTCCGGCATTGCCCCCCAATGCCTCGTATATATTAGAATCACTTTGTAGCCAAGATTTAAAAGCTATAGGATTAACTATATTTAAATTAGTCGCCTTATAAAAAGACAAAAGAGCTACATAAAATTCATTAATTCCTTTTTCTCCGTGGATTGTACCAACTATTTGTTCTGGAAGATTTTCATAAAAGTATGATATGGCGCCCTCGTGCCTAATGGCTAATGCAAATATGTGATACTCTAAAGGTACAGAGTCTTTACTTATTTCGCTTATTGGTTCCATTTTCATTTCTTTTTTGTTTTGCTAATCTATATGCTTTTTTTCTATACTCAGAATTCTTCTTCTTAACCATTTTATAGGCTGTTGTGTTCACAACTTTACTTTTAGGTTTATCTTTTGGAACAAATGGACTATGTCTAATTGCTTCCATAATTCTTTCAAAAACAGATTCTTCTGTTAACTTATCATTATATCTAAAAACAACAAGTGCAATTCCGTTCTGCTTACAAAATTCCATTTTTTTAATGTCCCTTTGAATGGCTTCTTCAAATTCATATTTAGAATCAAAAAATCTTTGAGTATAAAAAAAATGTTGTCTACCATGATATTCGGCGGCAACTTCATAACTAGGACAATAAACATCTAATTTAAGTCTATCTCCAATATGAAATTCATTGATTATTTTTTCACCAGGTAATAGTTTTTGCATTATTGAAGTTAGTGCTGTTTGTCCTCTAGACATCTTTTTCTTAGAATTTTTTAACCAATTTAAACCCAATCTATTTATTTCTTTATTCAGTTTATTTATATTCCATCCAAGTTCTTTGGCTATTTCAGACAAAGACATAGATGTGTCAAACAAAAGATCGGTTAAATGATCTAGCTCTTCGCTATCTTGAGGATAGCTATGCATATATTGCACTTGTTGATTGCTGATTATTATCCTTTGTAAAATTTAAAGCCTTGCCTAAATCAATAATTGACATGTTTAATTCATTCCATATTTTGTGAGACAAAGCAAGCCCCAATGAACTACAGTCTAACAGGCAGTATTCAACTTTATTATTTAATTTTGTTAATTGATCAAATATTTCATCATATTTTTTATACATACTTGCATATGATATGTTGATAATGTTTTCTTTTAATCCAAGTACGCTGGAAATTCTTTTTTGATCATGCAATGAAACAACTACTGAGGGTGTATTTTTGATATAAAAAGAAATAATAGAATCGAATACTGGTTTATTATTTTCAAAATAATATTCAAATGCGTTAGGGTAATGATAGTATGTTTCTTTATTTAATCCAATTGTAGAATACTTTCCATCATGGATTTCTTTCATTAAATCATATGAAACATTTTTCATTACTTTATCGCCAGAAATATTAATAGAACTGATTATTTCTTTAGAAATATTTGATGGAAATGATTTTTCATTTTTTTTATTTAAACCTATAATTGAAGACTTGGATATATTAATGAAAGCAAATTTTTTATTACTGTTCATCAAACTAGTTAATTGAATAAGTGATTTATTTATATTTTTCATATTTACTCCTTAAAGTCCAAAGTTTCCCCAGTTTATTAAGACTGGATTTTTATCTAATATAGAATTAATATGAGATAAATTATGATACTTACCGCCGTCTATCTCAGAATATCTCTTGTATTTTTTTTGTTTATCTTCATCAAAGATGTAACCCAAATGCTGCATTACAAGGCCTGAATTAACCCAAAAATTCCTTCTTTTAATCCACTCGTATACATATGTGGGTTCAGATCCACAAGCTAATGCTCTGTCATTAAATTGACCTTTAGATATAAATCTAAATATTCTTGAACTATTATTTGGGGCCCAAAATTTATCTACTCTATATTTTGTTTCATCCCACATGTGATAAAACCTCACATTTACTACATCATGTTCACTAGAATCTAAAATTGTTTTTATATCAACAGAATTAAGATCATCTAATCTATAAAGCATTTCGTCGCAGTCTATTGCTAATATCCAATCACCTGGATTGGCATGTTTTTCTAGATTAGACCAAGCCTCTGTTCTTAATCTTCCTTCATGAATAGCAAATGTTGGCTCTGCTGTTCGGTATACGTGAGCATAGTCTGATGCTATGCTCATCGTGTTGTCGTTTGAGCAGTCGTCAGTAAAAACAATTTCATCAACCTGACTTGAAATTCTGCTTAATACATTTTTTAAAAATCTATTTTCTTCATTTCTTCCGACTATTTGAGCAATGATTTTTTGTTTAGACATTTTTATCCCTAAAAATAAAGGGGGTGATAGCTATTTAACTACCACCCCCTATTCAATAATAATTAGTTTTGTGTTTGTTCTCTTGCCTCAACAGCTGTAATGCGCTGAACATCAACATCTTTGAACAAAAGCTCTCCACGAGTTCCAGTCAACTTGCGCGAATTGCCAGATGCAATCTTCTGTGCCTCAGCCACAGTAGGTGCCTTAACAATTGAAGTTGTTGTAATTGTGAAGTATTTGAATTTATTTTCAGACACTAGTTTTCCTTTCGGCTATTTGTTTTGTTGGTTTGTATTGCACTTATATATTACATCTTAATGTGTGGTTAACGCAAGTTCTTCTAATGAAATTTTATAATAATTTTTTAAATAATCGATGCTTTTAATTTATTTCTATAAAAAAAGGCTGAGATTATTTTTTGTCCACTAACT